CTATGTGTCAGCAGTATCGACATTAGGATATGTAAACGCTTATAATATGAATGGTGACTACGAGCCTGTATTTGAAGGTTACAAGATTGCTGTTTGTCCAGGTATGGTTGACAATCAATTAGTAGCAGCAGAAAAGTCTAACTTATTCTTCGGAACTGACTTACTTTCTGACGCTACAAGAATCCAATTAATGGATATGTCACAATTAGATGGTAGTGACAATATGAGATTAGTTGCTAGATATTCTGGAGGTGTTAAGCAAGGAATCGGAGCTGACATTGTAAGACAATCGTAATAATACAAAGAAGGGGGTGTAATAGCCCCCATCTTTTAACCTTTAAAAATAACAAACTATGGCGTGTACAGCATTAACAAAAGGTAGAGGACTCGATTGTAATAGAATAGCAGGAGGTATAAAATTTATATATTTTGCAGTTTACGATCAGGTAACTTCAATACCTACAGCAAACGGTGAAATTACCGACTTAGAAATGGGAAGTAATATGTTATACAGATACACAATGCCTTTAGGTGTTGCTAGTCTTACTGACACTATTACAGGATCTAGAGAAAATGGTACGATTTTTTATACTCCTTCAGTAACTATTATACTTAACAGATTGACTAAAGAAGATCAAAACCAGATCAAACTTTTAGGACAAACTAAAGTAATAATATTTGCACAATTAAACGCAACATTATCAAATGGACACGATGTAATTACGTGTCTAGGTAGTGTAAATGGAATGGAGCTAAATGCAGGAACTATGGATAGTGGTGCAGCATTTGGTGATAGAGGTGGTTATACTTTAACCTTTGATGGTTTAGAAAGTCAACCTTTCCAAATGGTTCCAGATTATACAACAAATGTATTTGATAACGCTGCATTTACTTTAGGAGGAGTAGTTTCTTCATAATCTAATTAGTAGTTTTTCTATATATTCTTTGATTAAGACCTGCGTTTGTAGGTCTTTTTCATTTAAAGCAAATAAAAAAGTAAAATTTCTATTATATAGTATGATACAAGCTATTAGAGAAACAAACTTTACAGCGTATATAGAAACAGAAGCAAAAAGGATTGACACAAGCGTTGATTCTTCTATGATAAGACATTTGTGTAAGTTCACTAATGACTTAGACAAAAAAGTATTCTATGTATATGCAGCTTTAGAAACTATATACGATAGATACACAAAATTAGAATTTGATTATAGCGCAAGTCCTGATGTATATACTTCTATTAACTTAATCCCAGCAGGGTATTTTAAATATGAGTTATATGAAGTAAGTTGGACTGGTGCAGTAGCTGTAAGTGCAGGAAACGCACCTGTAACAGAAACAGACGTGCTTCCAGTAGGACATACTCACGGTGTCGTACAAGGGCTTGTAGCAATAGGAAAACTATACTTAGCAGAAAAATCAGGAAGCGAACAAGTGCAATATACAGAATATACAGCACCGTCTTCTACTAATACAATATATTACGGACAATAAATTAAATTAAAATGGCAATAGAAAACGTACAACAACTCTTAACAGAGCAACTAGGTAAAAATGGAGGAACGGTAATATTTACAACAGCAGCTCAAACAAGTAAAGATTTTTACGCTGTAAACTTCCCTGTTGAAAGCACTATTTCAGCAATTACAGTAGCAGACGCAACAGGTGAAGCAGCTTTACAAACAACTCTACCTGCGGGAACTACATTGTTTATGAATATTACAGCAATCACTCTTTCTTCTGGGGTTGGTATTGGTTACCACGAAGGAGTAACAACATAGGATATGTTAGCACTTAAATTAGGAAACAGTCTACCATCTAATTACAATTCTTACTGGACACCTGGTGATGAAAGTACTTGCGAGGGTTGGTACAGGCACAAAGTCGGTGTAGAGCTTTCTGGCTCAGATGTAAGCCAGTGGGATGACGGTTCTGGTAATAGCAGAAATATGGTACAAGCAACAGCAACTGAACAACCTGCATACAATTCTACTACTGGAGCTTTGACTTTTGCAAGTGGTGATGATAACAATCTACAAACGACAGGGCAAATTAGTCTAAGCGGCAATTTTACCATAGGGATAAAAATGTTCCCAACAACTACAAACTGTACTTTTTTAGCTGATAACACAACAGCTAATGAACTCTTTAAAATATCTGGAGCAAATACAATATCAGTTAAGATAGATGGTAGTGCAGTAGTTTTATCTTTAGATTCAACAGAATGGGGTGATGATTTTGTAGTAATAACTAGAATATCAAATGTGTTTACTTTATACCAAAATGGTACAGCTCAAACTTCTACACCAACACTTTCAGGAACTGCTGATATTGATGCTATTGGTATTAGGAAAACAGATGTAAATGGTTTTGATGGCACAATAAAAGAGGTGCAAATATACAGTTCAGCAAGTGCAGCACTTACAGCTAATGTAAATACAAGACTTTCACTATTATAAAAATAAACTATGAAGGACAATATTATAAATATTAACTTAGAAACATCAACATCACCAATAATATCTGAAGTACGTGGTAAAGATTATATCGAGTACGGTACTGATGACTGGCGTAACCTATATCCGCAGTTCCTAATTGACCTGTACTATTCAAGTAGCATTACAGCAGCTATTGTTAATGCAACAAGTGAAATGATAGCAGGTGAAGCTTTAGTTATAGAAGACGAAGACGATAGAGATTTAGAAGCTAGAATTAAGCTTCAAAATTTTATTAATCGTGCTAACGGTAATGAAAGCTTACACGAGGTTATTAAAAAGGTTGCTTTTGATTTTAAGTTACAAGGTGCTTTTGCTTTAAATATAGTATGGTCTAATGATCGTACACAAATCGCAGAAATATATCATATAGCTGTTGAAAAGATTAGATGTGCAAGACCTGACGAATTTGGTAGAACACCTGGTTATTATGTAAGTGCAGACTGGTCTAATACTCGTATGCACAAGCCTTATTACGTACCTGCTTTTAATGCTAATGATAGAACAAATCCTAATCAAATTTTGTACTCAGGCTTGTATAGTCCTAATATGAACTCTTATTACACACCTGACTGGGTGTCTTGTGCTAACTGGGCTTTAATTGATTCTAGAGTATCTGAGTATCACCTAAATAATATATCTAATGGTTTTAGTGGTTCTTTTATGATTAACTTCTCAAATGGTGTGCCAACGCAAGAAGAACGTCTACAAATAGAACAAAGCCTACAGCAAAAATTTACAGGTCAAAGCAATTCAGGTCGTTTTGTATTAACGTTTTCAGACGATAAAACCAGAACACCAGAGATAGTGCCTATTAGTACAAGTGATTTGGATAAGAGCTATTTAGCCTTACAGGAGCTACTTACACAAAACGTGCTTTCAGGACACCGTGTAACATCAAAGACATTAATGGGCGTTGATTCTGCTAACGGTTTTTCATCTAATACAGATGAACTTATCAACGCTGCAAATTTCTACCTTAATACAGTTGTAAAGCCATTCCAAGATCAGATAGTAAAAGTTTTAAGAAAAATATTCGAGATTAATAATATGGATATGCCTGTTAACTTTGTTCAGCTTAAACCTATTACTGTACAATTTGACTCTAAGACAATACGTGAGGTAATGACACAAGACGAAATTCGTGAAGAACTTGGTCTTGAGCCTTTAGGTGACGAAGCTACTATTGAACAAGAAGTTAAGTTTAGTAAAGTGGGTATGATTGACGGAGAGCCTGTTTTTAGCACCATAGAAGAAGCTTTAGCACACGCTAAGGGTAAGGGCTGCGAAGGGTATCACGAACACGAATATGAAGGCGAAACAGTTTATATGGCTTGTAAAGGACACGAAGAAGCAACTGAGTTGTCTAAGTTTATTGCAGAATTTGGTGAAGACATACCAGAAGACTGGGAATTAATTGACGAAGAAAATGTTAATGATGAACACGAAGACTTTGATTTTGAAAAACAAATTAATAGTTTAGTTGAAGATAAAATAGAGTTAGCATCAACAGGTACAGCAAGACCAAACTCTAGAAGCACACAAGATGGTGTTAATGATTCTTACAATGACTATTATAAAGTTAGATATGTTTACACAAAAGACACGTCTTTAACTCAAAGAGATAGCTCTAGAGATTTTTGTAGAATTATGATGTCAGCAAAAAAGATTTACAGAAAAGAAGATATATTGCAAATGACAAATATAGCAGTTAATCCAGGTTGGGGAGCTCGTGGTGCAGCAACTTATTCAATCTGGCTCTACAAAGGCGGTGGAAATTGTTTCCATTATTGGAAGCGGCAAATATATCGCACTTCACTAAGAAACGCAAAAAAAGATATTAGCAGCAGTCAAATAATATCAGAAGCAAAAGCAATAAGTGAAGGGTTTACATTAAAAAGAAATAGTGCATTAGTAGCAAAAGCACCTAAAACAATGAAGAACGAAGGATTTTTAGAACCAAGATAACTATGGCATACGTATTATTTATATCAGAAGAAAAATTAAAAGATTCAACAACGATAGGATTAAATGTTGATCCTGCTTTATTGCTCCCTTATATTCGTTCAGCACAAAAATTATATGTTGAAACTAAATTAGGAACGCAACTTACTAAACATATTAAAGATTTAATTGTTGCAGGAACGGTAAACAATGCAGGTAATGAAGCATACGCAACACTTCTTAACGATTATGTTTCCAGGTTTTGCATTATATATGGCATTACCTTTCTTGCGTTTTAAGATAGAAAACGGTAACATCTATGCTAAGACATCAGAAACTGGTAATTCGTTGACTGTTGAAGAAGCACAGCACCTTAGAAACGAAGTTCTTAACACTGCTGAGTATTATATGGAAAGGATGATAGATTACATAAGAAACAATGTTAGCAGCTTTCCACAATACAGTACTAACAGTGGTGCAGACGTTTCTCCTGACATTAATTCGTACTACTCAAATATGAACCTTGAAAGACCAAGACAAAGCAATAAACTAACTCTTAGGGATTTTTTAAGTCCTGGTGATTTGATATGATGAAAAGACATTATAAAGTAAAAGATAAAAATATAACTAAACTAAAACAATACTTAAGCAATGGCGGTAAAACAAATGGCAAAGGAAGTAGGGGATGTTCTAGTAGTAAACACAACAGTTCTAAGCGTAACTACGTTTAGCAACTTAGAGCTACTATTAAAAATTATACTGCTAGTTGTTTCAATAGCATATACTATTGATAAATGGTATTTTCACAAAAAACGCAGAAAGGATGGCTAAAAAAAGAAAGTTAAATAGTACTAATCCTAAATGGATAAAAACAGATGAAAAAGCTATTGCAATGCGTAAGGTATTTGTTCACGAAGTTAAAGGAGTTAAGGTGTCAAAAATCTATTACATCTAATTTGGAAACTGGGATCAATCTCTTAATTATTAGAGATACATTTACAGAAGAATCTACAATAGGCAAACTTTATATTGATGGTGAAGAATTTTGCGATACGCTAGAATTAGCGTGGCGTGACAATCAAAGACGTATTAGCTGCATACCTTCAGGAGAATATAAAGCAAGGATTAGATTACCAAGAGAATCAGCTTCTAGGGACTACATACACTTGTTAATACAAGATGTGCCTAATAGAGATTATGTGCTATTTCATAGAGGTAATACAGCAAAAGATTCTAGAGGTTGTGTGCTAGTTGGGCAAAGTCGTAAACAGGACTTTGTTGGTAACTCTAGATTAGCTATGGATTTACTAATGAAAGAAATTATACATTTGGGTGGAGAAAATATAAAATTAATAATTAAAAATAAATAAAATGACTAAATTTTTTGAAAAGTATTTAATCGGTAAAATGTTAAA